CAGGGGCTGTTGCGCGCGGTGCGGACGGGCAAGTTCGGCTTCGAGGATCTGCGGCGGATCGCCCTGTCGGTGCTGGACGAGATTGCGGCGAGTTCGCTGCGATCGGCCGTGGGCGGTGGCAGCGGGGGCGGGCTGGTGCAACTGGGGGCGTCGCTGCTGACCAGCGCGCTGGGTCTGCCGGGGCGGGCGACCGGCGGGCCGGTGGCGCCGGGACGTGCCTATATGGTGGGCGAACGCGGTCCGGAACTCTTCGTGCCGACAGCGAGCGGCCAGGTGGTGCCGGGCGGTGGCGGCGGGCGCGACGTGCGCGTGAACATCGCGGTGCAAGGGCGTGGGAACGAGAGCGAGGCGCGGCTGCTGGCGCGGAGCGCGCGGCAGGTGGCGCGGGCGGTGCGGGGGGCGCTGCAATGAGCGGGATCGATTATTGGCTGGCCGATGGAGGCCCGGCACATGGGCGGGGGCAGGAGAGCCGCTTCATCAAGCGGTTCGACCCGATGTGGTGGACGGTGAATTTCCCCCGGCCGATGATGGCGAGCGTGGTGATGACCGGGCCTGATAGTCTACGGGTAGATGCGGTCTTTTATGGCTCCGGCGATCTGGCGGGGCTGATCTGGGACGCGGCGGACCAGTGGAGCCACCCCCTGCTGGCCTATGAGACGGCGCGGGATTTCCGGCAGTGCGTGCTGCGTTTCCGCTGGCGCAGCGGCGGACTGCGGCGGCTGGACGAGACGCATGGGCCGACGCTGACGATCGAGGGGCGCGATGCCGATGGTGCTCCGCGCGCCTGGTATGTGCGGCTGTGGAACTATGCCAGCGGCGGGCCGGAAGATGCCGAGATCATGCTGGATTTTGCTGCGCTGGAGGGCGGGTTTCGGCTGCCCGACGATAGCGATCCGGTCTGGGCCGGCGATGTCGACCGGATGTTCATTTCGCTGGTGCCGCCCGCCTCTGATGCGGGCGATACCGGCTTTGCCGCGCCGGTCGAGGGTTGGGCGGAACTGAGCGACATCGTCTGCGACGGGGCGGGATCGGTGCTGGCGGCGGGTGACGTCATGCTGCCGGAGCATGGGCTCAGCATGGCGACCGGCTATGACGATTGTTTCAACCAGACGCCCGAGCGGCTGGTCGCGGCGATCCATGCGCTGGGCTATCGCGGGGCGATCAACCATTATGTCGGGATGAGCCATTATTTCCGGCTCGAACGGCTGGGCGCGGGCCTCTATGTCAGCCTGGCCGGCGGGGTGCTCAATGCGCCCTGCGCCGCCTGGCATGCCGACTTTGCGCGGCGGGCCAAGGCGATGGGGCTGGGCGTCATCTGGTCGCTATCCTATGAATTGTTCGACGCCCATTGCTGGAACGACTGGAAACAGCGGGCGGAAAATGGCGACCCGGCGCTGACCGGCTGGTCGCCGCCATCGACCCTGCTGTCGCCGGCCCATGGCGGGGCGATGGGCTATTTGCAGGCGGTGGCGGGCGCCTTTGTTTCCATTGCCTTGAACGCAGGGATTCCGATCCTGTTTCAGGTCGGCGAACCCTGGTGGTGGGTGATGCCGGCGGATGGGCGGATCTGCATCTATGACGATGCGGCGCGGGGGGTGCTGGGCGGGAGCCCGGTGTCGATTGCGGATGTGCGCGGCCCGCTGAGCGCGGCGCAATGCGATCTGCTGGATGAGGCGGGGGCTTTGCTGGCGGCGTCGACGGCGGCGCTGTGCGCGGCGGTCCGGGCATTGGCGCCGGACGCGGTGACACATCTTCTGGCCTATCTGCCGACCGTGCTGGACCCGCTGGCGCCCGAAGCCAAGCGGGCGAACATGCCGGTCGGCTGGGCGGCGCCGGCATTCGATGTGCTGCAACTGGAAGATTATGACTGGGTGACGCAAGGGCGGCCCCGACTGACCGCGCGGGGCATCCAGATGGCGACCGCGCGGCTGGGCTATCCGGTTGAGCAGCAGCATTATTTTTCCGGCTTCGTGCTGTTGCCCGAGCAGGCCGACCAGTGGCGCGCGATCGCGGCGGCGGCGCAGGCGTCGGTCGGGCGCGGCACGGCGGCGACCTATATCTGGGCGCTGCCCCAGGTCGCGCGCGACGGCTTTACCTGTTTCAGACTGGATGGGGAGGATGCGATGCAGGCCTTTGACGATGTGCGCTTTCCGATCGCGATCGGGCGGGAGGCGAGCGTGGCGCCGGCCTTTTCGACGCAGGTGGCCGAAAGCCCATCGGGCCATGAGCGGCGCAGCAGCGACTGGGCCGACGCGCGCCTGTCCTTCGACGCCGGGCCAGGGGTGCGGTCCGACGCGGACATCGCCGATCTGATCGCCTTCTTCCGGGCGCGGCGCGGGGCGGCGCGCGGCTTTCGCTTCACCGATCCCTATGACGACCGGAGCGGGCCGCCGGGCATGGCGCCGGGGCCGCTGGACCAGCGGCTGGGCAGCGGTGACGGGGTGACGACCGATTTTGTGCTGATGCGCCATTATGGCGGCGGCGCGGACGCGCAGGCACGGCGCATCACCCGGCCGGTGGCGGGCACGATCCGGGTGGCGATCGACGGGGTGGAGCAGGCCGATGGCTGGCAGCATGCCGGGCTGGGGGTGATCGCGTTCGATGCGGCGCCGGGCGAGGGCGCGCTGATCACGGCCGGCTATCGCTTCGACGTGCCAGTGCGCTTTGCCGAGGATCGGCTGGAGATTAATCGGGCGACCTTCGCTGCCGGGGAAGCAGTGTCGGTGCCGCTGGTGGAGATACGCGAATGAGCGGGGGACTGGAGGAGGCGCTCTGCACGCTGGCCTTTTGCTGGCGGCTGGAACGGCGCGACGGGGTGGCGATAGGCCTGACGAGCCATGACCGCGACCTGGAGATTGACGGGCTGCGCTATCGCGCGGCGCCGGGCATGACGCCATCGGCGATCCGCAGCAGCATCGGACTGGAGGGCAGCGACAGCGATGTCGCCGGCGCGCTGGTGGCCGATGCGATCAACGAGGCGGACCTGATGGCCGGGCGCTGGGACGGGGCGGCGCTGGAATTGCGGCTGACCCAGTGGGAGGCGCCGGGCGCGCTGTGGCGCCTGCTGGCGCGCGGGACGATCGGCGCGGTGGCGCGCAAGGGCGGGACGTTCAGCGCCGAACTGGTGGGCGCGGCGGCGGCGATGCTGGCCGAGCCGGTGGCGCCATCGACATCGCCCGACTGCCGCGCGACGCTGGGCGACCGGCAATGCCGGGTGGCGATGGCCGGGCGGCGGCAGATCGTGGCGGTGACGAGCGTGGCGGACATGGTGGTGGATGCGGCCGGGCTGGAGGCGGGCATCTATGCCTATGGCATGATCCGCTGGCTGACCGGCGCCAATGCCGGGATCGTCCAGGCGGTGGTCGACAATGATGCAGGCACGCTGCGGCTGGCCGATCCGCCACCTTTCGTGGCGGAAGCGGGCACGCTGGCGCTGCTGACGCAGGGGTGCGACCGGCAATTGGCGAGCTGCGCGGCGCGCTTTGGCAATGCGGTCAATTTCCGGGGCGAACCCTATCTGCCGGGCACCGACCTGCTGACCCGCTATCCCGGCGGATGAGCGGAGCAGCGATCGCGGCGGCGGCGCGCGCGTTGGTGGGCGTGCCGTTCCGGCTGCAGGGGCGCGATCCGGCGCTGGGGCTGGACTGTGTCGGGCTGGTCGGGGCGGCGATGCGGGCAGCGGGATACGCACCCATGATGCCGGGCGATTATGGGCTGCGCTTTGGCGATGACCGGCGGGCGGACGACTGGGCGCGGGCGGCGGGGTTGCGGCCGGTGACGGCCGGGGCGGCGGGCGACATGATGCTGGTGCGGCCGGGCGCGCTGCACCGGCATCTGCTCATCCTGGTGCCGGGCGGCTTCGTCCATGCCCATGCCGGGTTGCGGCGGGTGGTGGAGACGCCGGGCGCGCCGCCCTGGCCGGTGCTGCGCATCTGGCGGGCGTGAAGGGGAGGGAGAGCTATGGCGACGATGGTGCTGACCGCGGTGGGGACGGCGCTGGGCGGGCCGATCGGCGGCGCGATCGGCGGGCTGATCGGCAATGTGCTGGACCGGGAAGTGCTGTTCAAGGCCAAGGGGCGGGAAGGTGCGCGGCTGAGCGACCTGCAATTGCAGACGTCGAGCTATGGCACGCAGATGCCCCGGCTGTTTGGCAGGATGCGGGTGGCGGGCACGGTGATTTGGGCGACCGACCTGCGCGAGATCCGCACGAAAAGCGGCGGCGGCAAGGGGCAGGGGAGCAGCACGAGCTACAGCTATTCGGCGAGTTTTGCGGTGGCGCTGTCGGCGCGGGGCGTGCGATCGATCGGGCGGGTCTGGGCCGACGGCAATCTGCTGCGCGGGGCGGCGGGCGATTTCAAGACGCAGGTGGGAGCGTTCCGCCTGCATGACGGGGGCGAGGATCAGGCGCCCGACCCGCTGATCGCGTCGGCGCAAGGACCGGGCATGACGCCGGCGCATCGCGGCATCGCCTATGTGGTGTTCGAGGATCTGCTGCTGTCCGATTATGGCAATCGCATTCCATCGCTAACCTTCGAGGTGGAGGCGGATGCGGGCGCGGTGACGATCGATGCGATCGCTGGCGCGCTGAGCGAAGGGCAGATGGGGTGCGTGGCGGCCGAAGAGGTCGAGGGTTTTGCTGCGAGCGGGGCGGATCTGGGCGAAGCGATCGCGCCGCTGGTCGAGGCCTATGGGCTGGGGCTGTGCGGCGACGGGGCGCAACTGGTGGGGGAGGCCGGGCCGGCGGTGGCGCTGCTGGCCCCGGCGACGCGGTGCAGCCGGATCAATGGCCGCGCGATCGATCCGGTCGAGCGATCCGGCGCGGGCGCGGACAGCGTCGCGCTGGCGCTGTCGGTGCGGCATCATGATCCGGCGCGCGACTATCAGGCCGGGGTGCAGCGGGTGACGCGGCCGGGGCCGGGGCGGATCGAGCGCGGGATCGAACTGCCGGCGGTGCTGAGCGGTGGCGCCGCGCGATCGCTGGCGCGGCAAAGGCTGGACGGCATCTGGGCCGGGCGCGACCGGATGACGGTGCGCGGCGACTGGCGGGCACTGGTGCTGGAGCCGGGAATGATCGTGGCGCTGGCCGATGCGCCGGGGCTGTGGCGGATCGAGGAACGGGAATGGGAGGCGATGGCGGTGCGGCTGGCGCTGCGGCGGCTGGCGGGGACGGGCGTGAGCGCGCCGGGCAGCGTGTCGTCGGGCCAGATCGTGCGGCAGCTGGATGCGCCGCATGGGCCCACCCGGCTGATGCTGGCGGACCTGCCGCGCCTGACCGAGGGGGTGGCGAGCGGGCCGCAACTGGTGGCGGCGGCGAGCGGCGGGCCGGGCTGGCGCAGCGCGGCGCTCTATGCGCTGGATGCGGGCGGGACCGCCGAGCCGATCGGGCGGACGGCGCCGCGCGCGGTGATGGGGCAGATCGATGCCGCCTTGCCGCCGGGCAGCACGCTGCTGCTCGACATGGTGAACAGCCTGTCGGTGACATTGCTGGCCGAGGATATGGAACTGGCGAGCGCGGACGGCGCCGCCTTGGCACAGGGACGCAATCTGTGCCTGGTTGGGCAGGAACTGATCCAATTCAGTCGGGCAGTGCGGACCGGGCCGGCCAGCTATCGGCTGGAGGCGCTGCGGCGCGGGCTGCGCGGCACGGAATGGGCGATGGCGGGGCAGGGGGGCGGCACGCCCTTCCTGCTGATCGAGGCGGATCGGCTGGTCGATCCGCTGGCGGTGGCGGGGATGGAGGGGGATATCGGCGCGGCGATGCGGCTGCTGGCGATCGGCATCGGCGACGTGGAACCCGCGACGGCGGAAGTCATGATCGGCGGCGCGGCGTTGGTGCCGCCGGCGCCGGTGCATCTGGATGCGGCGCCGGCCGGAGCGGGTGGATGGCGGATCGGCTGGACCCGGCGCAGCCGGGCGGGATGGCGATGGAGCAGTGGTGGCGACGTGCCGCTGGCCGAGGAAAGCGAGCGCTATGAGCTGCGGGTGCTGGACGGGGCGCGGCTGGTGCGGCGGGCCGAGGTGGGGGAACCGGGCTGGACCTATGATGCGGCGATGATCGCGATGGATGGCGCGAGCGGGCCGCTGAGCATGGACGTGCGGCAGGTCGGCACGCGGGCGCTGGGGCGGCCGGGGATGATCGAGATGCTGCTGTGAGGAGGCGAGGATGATGAACGAGACGAGCGATCGCTGGGCGCTGCCGCTGCTCCATGCCGGGCAGGCGCAGAAGGAAATCATGCATAATGAGGCGCTGGCGCGGATCGACATGCTGCTGCACGGGGTGGCGGAAAGCGCCGACCTGGCGGTGCCCCCGATGGCACCGGTTGCCGGGCAATGCTGGATCGTGGCGGCGGGGGCGAGCGGCGCCTGGGCCGGGCGGGAGGAGCATGTCGCTGGCTGGACGGATGGGGGCTGGCGCTTCGTTGCGCCGAAGGCCGGATTGCGGCTGGCGGTGGCGGATCGCGGCCATGCCATGGTGCATGACGTTACGGCATGGCGGGATGATGCGGTGCGCAGCGAAGGATTTTATGTCGCCGGCCAGCAAATTGTCGGCGCGCGCCAGCCCGCGATCACCGGGCCAACCGGTGGAACGACCGTCGATAGCGAGAGTCGTGGCGCAATTGCCGCGATATTGGCCGCTTTGCAGGCTCATGGCCTGATCTCCATGTAA